CATCTATCTACCTTGCATCATATTTTTCATTAATTTGTCTCTCTCTAATGTTTCTTTTGCATCATCTTTGAGAATTTGATTGGCTAATTTTTCTTTTTGCATTTGATCAAGATTTTCGTCTCTAATAATCTTTGTAGCGAGCTTCTGCTCTTCCAAATCTAGTCTTTTCTGATTTATTTGAGCGTCTTGATTTAATTTTTGTGTTTTTAAACTTAATTCTGCTTTGTCTTTAGCTTGGCGCATCGCTAATTCTTGCTGTGCCAGCGTTAAAGGATCGGGTTTCGGTTGCTTTGGCTTTGGTGGGGTCGTCGAAGGGTTCTTAAAGAACTGATCAGCGTTTTTATACCCGGCATTCTCTAAATATTTAGCAATCGTGTTGTAAACATTTTGATTATCGACAATACCCATGCCACCTTTTGCTAAAATCTTTTCTTGAACGTTTAAAATTCTTGTTAAAACGTCTAATCGTTGGTCTTGAGAGCCTGTTCCTAAACCGACAACGACAGTACAGTTATATCGGTCGTTCCATTCTCTCGGATTGACTGCAATAAACTTACCTCGTAGTCGAATAATTCTTTCATGGTCTTGATGTGTGCAGATTAAGGTTAATAATCCTTGGAACATTCTCTTAACACCGTCTGCGAAGTTGCGAGCAATCATTTCTATACGCTGTGTTCCCGCATTCATTAACTGATTAGTGCTAGTCGCTGTCGTATGAGATTTATTAATAGCATCTGCGTTCAATCCCATTTGAGTTCTAGAAATACCGGTACGAGACTCTCTAATTTCATCAACTTTATTTAAAGTTGCTAAAGTATCATTCATGATATTAGGAGTTTGTAAGGGTCTAACAGCGTCCGGGCTTTTCACTCTGACTATTCCCCCGGGACGAGAGACTAATAGATCATCAATATTAGCCATAGAGTCTTGAACAACTAAACGAGAATTGTTTTGTAAGTAGGCGTTGTTTAAGAGCTGTCTTAGAAGGGTACTTTTAACAAGCTGTAGATCTCCGATTTGATCGTATATAGATAAACCGAAAAACTTGTGAGGCATAGGATTAGCCACAGCCATTGAAAATGGAATTTGTTCAATCTCTTCGTTTTCTAATAAATAATAATTGTTATATCCGTTACCACCGACCGTAATTTTTCTAAGTTCTGCAATACCGTCGTTATCGAAATCTGTTCTGAGATAACATTCTGTAACTAAAACAGTTGTCATCGTAGGATCAATGTTCTGATAATTAAAATCAGTTGTTGAGTCTTCGTAAGACTTTCTCGTTACAGCTTCGTCGTTGTAAACTTCTTCATCAGAAGGTGGGAGCTTTTCGACAATGTCTCTATCAAAGCCCATATCGACTAACTCTGATCGTGTTTTATAAACTCGTTGTGCAATAAAATTACAATCGTCTAAATTTGTTGCGTTCCGGGAGATCATCATGTTTTCCGGGGGAACGTTTTCGATAGCTACTCTGCCGGTCTCTTTGACTCTCTTGGCTTCAACGTCATAAGTTTTAACTTGAGTCTTTTCATCAAAGTTTTCTGTAAAGTCAATGATCTCTACTTCGTTGTCTGCTAAGATTGCATTGAACTCGTCTTCTGTTAATCCAGAATAGCTTTCTTTCTTTTGTTGTTTTGAGGTCTTCCAATAATATTTTACAAAACCATTCTTAGATAGAAGCGCATCTTTAAACATTGTCTGCAAGATCTGGAAGCCATTGTTATCCTTGTTAAAGATATGGTTAATATAATCCGTTGCTTGATCGCAATATTCAACGTCTTCGGGTTGTTGAGCTTCAAAATGAACTATGGACTCACCCTGTGTAAAAATTCTTAACATGGAAGGCATGATTGAGTCGATAATCTCTTGTAAGTCTTGAGATACTACTTGGCTCTGACCTTCTTGTTCGTTACCGAGTGGCTCTCCTAAATAATATTTTAAGCCTTCTCTTCGATGTTCTGATAAGTCTCCCCCATAAAATCCTAATGAGTTTGTAATCTCTTGTGATACGAGAGAGAGTAATTTGTCGTCTGTTAATTTTGCCATGTTATACGATTGCTAATTTTGGATATTCAATTTTTGAACTCCATTGTTTACTTTCATTCAAACCAACACATAAATATCGAAAGCTGTCTGCGCTGTGAGACGTCCAATTATGTTCGGGTCTATTTTTATTTTCTCCTTTATCGTTCGTTGCCCAACGATATTGTCTTAATGCGTCTAATCCTTGTTTTGTTTTTTCAAAATCAAACCAGCATCGTCCCAAGGTCATTCGGACTTGGTTGATACCGTCTTGAATTGAGAGTTTGGGTACGATTGAAACGGGCATTCCTAAAGATTGTGCCACTTCAAATCTTGATTTACCGGTTCCTAGCTCCCGCACTTTAGCGTCATGTGGGAAATTGTGTACGTCATAAAGATAGCCTTTATCTTGAAGGACACTTGCGTAGTAATTTAAGCTCTCTCCGGAGTCTTCAAAATAATCTATTAAGTGTATTGAGGTTCCGACTTGCTGAACAAACCAGATTGCGGTCTTGTCTTGCATACCCAGATCCCAAAAAGTAGAAACTTTGTATTTAGAGTCATAAGGTATCTTGGTTACTCTGCCTTCCTCATCACATTTCTGTAATGATGCAGAATAAATAGATCCTATGGCTTGAGCATCAAAAGAACATTCATATTCAGCCTCAAACGTCTCCGGTGGCATAATTCTTTTGGCTTCTAATAGCTCGTCATCATCTATAATACCGGTCTCAGAGGCTTTAAATATCTTGCCAAACCATTCTTCTTCTTGTTGCGAGATCTGATACATCTCAAACAAAGGAGAAGCAAAGCCATTTGGGGTTCCTTGGAAGATAACTCGTCCTTTTCGATCACTAGTAGCGGGTCTAATAACCTCTGAAAACATATTCGGTGGAAAGTTTTGATACTCGTCCAGAATACATTCATCAATATAGATACCACGAAGGCTATTGGGTCTTTCACAACCGAGTAATTGTATTCTTGCTCCATTCGGAAAGTCCGCTCTTAGTTCTGTTTCGTGATAATCCATGTTTGGAATTACCGAGGTATAGTGTTTTAAGAAGTCCCAAGCTATTCTTTTTGCTGAAGAATAGGTCGGAGCTATATAAAAACAGCGAGGTCTTGGCAAAGGACAAGTTAAAGCGGTCTTTATCAGTTCATTAACGGCTAAAACTGTTTTTCCAAAACGTCGATGACAGACTAAAACGTTAAATCTTTTTAAATTACTATGTATTTCTTTTTGTAATTTTCTTGGAGTGTAAGGTATTTGTATTTTTCTCATTCATTTTCCTTATTCTCCCCCGATTGATTTAAAAAATCATGTATTCGTGCCACCGTATTACCTTTGACAACGCCCTTCCCAGCTGTTTCTGGTAAAACTGTTCTTTGATTAAAATATTTTAGCGCTTCACCGAAAAAGTCCGTAGGCGCTTTTTTGGTCGTCGATTTTTTTTTGCTTGTTTTGGTCTTTGTTTTCATTTTTTGCCTCAAAATAATGTTTCCCACATAGGAAATAATAGCTCCCATGTTTTGTTTGTAGCGCAAACGTTCCCCATGACCCACATTTACAGCAAACTTTATACTTCTGTTCTTCCTGTCTATTCCAATTAATAATTTCGATACCGTTATATTGCTTAAAGCTCATTAAAAAATCTCTTCTGAGTTAGAATTGGTTACAATGACATTGTCGCCGATGCCAAGGGGGTGCATACTATATCTAGTATCTCCAAATAATCGTAAAATTAGGTTAGAAAAAACGTTGAAAAATATAGCTTATTTTTTGTTGCATAATGTACATTATAAGAACTAAAAAAACATACTATATCTTGATTTTTGCTATAAGAGATCTGGCGACAGAAATTATTTTATTCGTAATAACTTTCAAAAACTCTAATGTTTTCAATACTAATCTGTATAGCCAACCTAGACACCATACCACTAATTCAACTAATTTCATAAACAATTCACAGAATTTAATTACCATTGTTTTCATTTTAACTCCTTTACTACTTACCCCATTCAAAGAGTATCTTTTCTCCAGATGATGTTTGAATAGCCATACTAGCTTTTTCTTTGTCAGTACCATATTGAGAAGGAGCAGTCTTCCCGGCGAAATACTGAACGTCTTTAACAAATATCTCAAACAACTTCATCTCTGGTAAGGTAAGCTTCTCCCCTCTTTCAACCTTCTCGAAGTATTTCTTAAATCTTTCTTCTTTCTCTTTAATCTTATACTCAGTAGCCCACTCTCTAGCACTGTAGTATTCTTTCTTTAAATCTTTGTTCTTATCTAAGTAAGCGGTAAACCCGGTATAACTTAGTTCATTATCTTTAATAGCTTGTATAACAGACTTCCCGGACTGAATGTCTTCGAGTACAGCTTTCACTAATGTTGAGTTGTACTTCTGCGGACGACCTACTTTAGTGGATTGTTTTGTCTGTATCGATGATGTCGTTTGTTTCGTAACCATGTTCATTTGCTATTAGATCTATAAAAGCTTTAGCTGTTTTCTTATCTGTAAATGGATTAATCTTAATCACTACTGAAAAGGTTCCGTCGCTTTCCTCATAAATTATAAACCGACTTGTATTCTGATAATCTTCTAATTTCATAACATATTACTCTATTCAATTCGTCGGGTTTATTTTGAAATTCCTCACGAAGTTTTTTTTTTCAGTACCAAACTTTTTTAATAACTTGATAACGTATGCCGGGCTGAGTCCAACCGTAGTGCAAATAAAATTAAAATTAGGATTATCTTTATCGAACCAAGCTATAGCTTGCGCCTTAACGTAAGGATTATAACCTTGATCCCCGGACATACCTAAAGCGTCTCTCATGGCTTGTGATATGACTTCTATATAAAGCTGTGTTTCGGGTATATACATTCCTTAATCTCCATACCCAATCTATAGACACAATTCTCGACTATGTTCTTATAGTACCACATAAGTAGGCTATATAAGGTGAACGTTAGGTGAACAGTGCTGTAAAATGGATTAAACTTCATTTCCCCAGACGTCCCAGCCCTCTGTCTTATCTCGAGCAAACAATTCTATTTTTGGTAAATCTTTACACATCTGTTCTATTCTTCTTCTAACTTCCTCTGGCTTTTTGCTATGTTTTGTTCTAATTGCTGTTACCAACCCTTTAATGTCGTTTCTTTCTTTTATATTTGCGAGTTTTCCCTTCATGCCTATTAGACATATTTCCGTTGACTTCAAAAGATAGGGAGAGAAGTTGTAACAAGTAGATCCACTTTCATAGTGTTTTACCCATGTAAAACCTATCGTCTTATAATCAAAACCCCAAGAATTTATGACTTTTAAGCCTTCTTTTAAATGGCTGTCTGTTACCCACATAAACAAAATACAGTCATCGTTAGTTATATGTTTTATTGGTAGAGAGCAAATTTGTTTTTCTGTCATAGTTAAATAATGTTTTTCAAGACTATGTGTAAAGCCTCTGTTCTCTTGGTGTATTCTGCTATTAAATTGCCAAGGTGGATCAGCATAAATAATATTATATTTTTTGTCTGGTAGTGGTATCTCAATGCTTACTTCCATAAATCTACTAACACTTGGAGTCCTTCTCTAAACTCTCTCATGTATTTTTTTGCCGGTAAATTATCTACAAGGACGTCGATAATAACAGGAGCATAGCTTTTAAGCATTTTGTTAGCTCTTTTGATTTCTGCTTGGCAATCATTAACTGAATTCATGGTCGCTTGTATATCAGCTTGGATATGATCTTTGACCAGAACAGCGGTCATTCTTTGTTGATAGCCAGCTAAGTGCCATAAGTTCTGATACTTATAACCAGCTGTAAACATTAAATCGTTTAAGTCTCTATTCTTTGGATAGAGTAAATTCTTTCGGTAATACCAATGAAGAATGTCTTTGTATTTTATTTCTAATCTTTTTGGTTCTTTAGCTTGTTCAACGTATTCAACTTCTTGATAATCTGGGAGTCTATAGAGCTTTCCGTTTTCCCCCCGGATAATCTCTTGACCACCAAAATCTGAGATCTTAGCTTTAGATTTCATATATTTTTTACTTTAGTGAGCCAATATTCCTTGTTGCGCTGATAATAAATAATATCTTTCTCAATCGAGTTAGATGATTTGATGTAAAGTTCATAAATGATATCTCTAACAGTTGATACATTGAGATTGTGAACTGTAGCTAAATCGTTAAAGGTTTTATTATCTCTACTGATTTGTTTGAAGAAATCTAAATTACGATCTACCTTCGCTAAATTTTTAGCTTTCTTTGGATAGTCATTAACTATTTGATCTATTCGGTCTCTATCTAAAGTCCAATAAAATCTTGATCTACCTAATGGACTACGAATTGATTTTGCCATACTTATCCTCGCATCTTCTTATCATTTCTGACTTTGCGCTAATCCACCAGCCACCCATTTTCTTAGCGTGTTCCCAATTACTTCGATCCATTTTTTCTTGAAATTCCTGTTCTTCTTCGGGACTAGTATCTGCAACAATATTATCTAAATAACATTCTCCGTTTAGCCAAGTTGCCGGGTGTTTGGAAAACTTTTTATTTACTTCACAATGCTCGTTATAAAGCTTTTGTAATTCTATGGGTTTATTCTGCCATTCGTCCGGGAGCTTATTAAAGGCTTTACGAGCATGACCAACCCCTATTTTGTTTTTGATATCTTTCCAGAATAATTCAAACCCTATCGGGTGAGGTTTCTTAGTAGTATTATTATTAGAAGAAGAGGAAGAAGAAGAAGAAGAGAGAGGCTCGCTAGAGGTAACCTTGAGGTTACCTAAAGGCTCGCTATTAGTAACCTTAATCTTTTTCTGTCTTAATGAATTTTCCTTCTGTTTCTCGATTTGTTCCCGTAGCTCTTTATGATGATAGAACCCATTTTCTAAAACAAAGAATGTCGTTATGATATAATGGAACTTCGTATCATCGCACTTAGACTTGATCCTATTGACAACACCTTCAGAAAGCCCTGTCTCTCGCTCGCACCAATATTTAAGCTTTAAATGCTGATAAATACCAAGTTCTTCAAAGTCCAGCTCAAGTGTTTGAGCCAGAGTATTAGTGGCATATTCTTTATACCACGGCAAATCTGTAGAACTCATAATAGCTTTATTCCCCCTTTTGAAGCGCTTATAAAGTAAACCCAACCTTTAGCCCGGAGCTTATACATCAGCTTATGGATATTGCTTTTGACACAACCATAATCCTTGGCTAATTCCTCGTAAGTGGGGGAAACACCTTGAGACAGTTTATTTCTAAGAATAAGGAGTAGTTTTTTTTGACACTTGCTTAATACGACTTTCTCATTTTCATACTCTGTCAATCGGTGTTCCCCACCCATGGAAAGCTAGCGGAGGAAAAATTGGGTTTTTTGCTTTCCATAATCTGATTAGATTTATTTTGCTTTTTAATGCAAGATCTTAATTTTTCTTAAAAGAAATATTTGAACGTAATGAGAAATAGTGTAACTTAATGGAACAATTTTTTAGGGGAGAAAATGAACGGCAAGAAGAAATTAATTGAAGTTTTGGTTGCAAAACAGCATGACTCTAGAAAGTCATGGAACCAAATCTGTAAAAAGGTTGGCTTATCACCTTCGGTAGTATCAAAATTTATTCATACTCAAAGCGACATATCGGTAGAGTCTTTAAATAAATTACTAAGATATTTCAATGTGGACATTTATCATTCTTCAACTAAAAGCCTTGGAAATAGAAAATTTGACTCCACTACTAAAGTTCCTGTAGTTGGTATTACTTGCGATCATGGGGTAGTCAACCGCCCTAGATTGTCTGATCCAACGGATATGTTACGATCAAATATTTGGCGAGGATATCATTGTATTTTAGTCAAACATGACCCTATCTATGATTATCAATGTTTATTTGACCCTACAAATGACTTCGCTAAAAAAATAGACAGTATTGCTAATCAATATGTTTATTGCTTACTAAACTATAAGCCTCAAAAAGAAACACCCGTATCTCATTATAAAGATGAAGTATTTGTTTTTTGTAATGCAAAATATGTTCCAAGTAAAAAACAAGTTATCTGCATTGATGAGGCTACAAAAACAAAAATAAATATAGATAAAAAAAACGTTTATAATCTGTATGTTATCGAGGCACTATTTGCTCCCAGAACTTTCAAATCAACAAGAGTTAATTCACTTCACGATCAAGTTTATAATCAAAAGAAAATTTAATTACTGTTACATAGTGTAACCAACTGTTTCTTTTCGCAAAAAAATGTTTTTTTTGGGAAAATAGTGTTGCAATCTGTTACTTAATCAGTAAAGCTTTTAACAAGTAACCAAATAACGGAGAAAGTTATGGCTGTAAATGTCAATGAGCTTCTCAAAGATAATAATATTTTTGAGGAGCTATCTAAACAAACCAAACTTCTAAGAGAGATAAAATCCCTGTTAATTGCTGTCTTGAAAGATGACAGGACGCTTGCTGAGGTTGAGCGTGATTTCTTAGATAAGAAGGATCTACAATGAAGACTCGTTTATTAGACGATCCTAACCAATCAGATATAATTAATTATTTAATTAAATCTGTTCAGCGTGAACAAAACGAAGAGTATCTTAACAGGAAGAAAACTCAGACAATAACTTCTGATATGAACCTATCAGATCTGTTAGAAGACGCTCCGCTTGTTTATAAAAAAAACAAACTAAGAGAAGTTGAGATTGAAAAGAAAACAACGGATTTAATTCCGATTGTAATTGGTCAATCTTTTGAACAGTTCTTTTTAAAGTATTTTCCCCGGGGGAAGTTTGAACGAGAAGTTCCTACTTTCTTTAAGGTCAAGGGAGGATATGGAAATTGGACTATCTCTGGTCGTGCTGACCTAATTCAATATCTTGGATTTGATAATGATAAATTTACGAATAAAGACATTATCATTCGAGATTGGAAATCTACTTCAGCTTTTCAAATGGAGACTGTTCTCCGTGAGATCAGAGTATTTAAAAGCAAAGGTAAGCTACCCAAACATAAATACTTTTGGCAACTACAGGCTTATCGTTATGCGTTTGAGCAAGGTGGATATAACGTCCATGATCTCTCCTTGCTGATTTATTGTAGGCATTGGACTCATCGTAAATCACTTGAGATAAATAATTATCCGAAAAGTGAATTTTTTGAAGAGCCTCTACCTTTACTTCCTAAAGATGTGATTGAAAAACATCTATCGGAAAAAGTCTCAGAACATCAATTAATGGCACTAGGTCAAAACGAGCCGGACGCTACGGAGCCTATTTGTTCTGAAGAAACTCGCTGGTATCGAAATGGAACATCTATGAGATGTGGACTCTATTGTGATGTCGGTAAATCGGGACTTTGTAATCAATTCAATAAAGAGAAAGCGAAGAGTTCTTAATGGCAGACGTCGGTAAAGAAGTCGTGAAAATACGAAATAGCATTCGTAAAAAAAACGCCAGAAAGAAAGTTACGTCAGTCGCTCAAATGAAAAGATTGGCAAAGAAAAACAGAAACATAAATAAAAAAAGGAAAAAATAAAAAATGCAAAATAACGATAAGGGTCTTAGACCACATTTCAGAATAAAAATTACTGACCAAAACGGAAAGTCTTTTGATGCCGGGGGTGTCTGGCACAGAGAGGGTAAGTATGGATTATTTTTATCTGGAAGTTTTAACAACAATGTTCAGCTACAACCCGGTCAAAGGTTCATGCTGTCTATTGCAGACGAAAAGCTTAAAGGTAACTTAACAAGTTATTTCCAAGCTAATCCTCAACCACCAAAAATAGAAAAGAAGGAATACAATAATAATTACAACAACAATAATCAGAATTATAACCGTGGTAATTATAACAACAACGAACCAACTAGACTTTCTAATACGGTTCCAAACATAAGCCAAAATTATCCAGAAAGGGGGAATGAAAATGCTGAATATACTCGAGACGGACAAATTATTCACGATCAACCAAATGAAGATTGGAGCTAAGAAATATAGATCCGCAGTTCATTTAGGCTTTGTAAGAACTCAACCTTGCATGGCTTGTGGAAGTGATCAAGGAGTTCAAGCGCATCATGTGCGTAAGAAAGAGCCGGGTCATTTTAAGTCTTTAGGCTCTAGAGTATCAGACGAATTTACAGTTCCTCTATGTCATGACTGTCATACTCTTTTACACCAACCCAATAGATCTGAGGATTGGTTCTGGGAGAATTGTTGTTTCAGAGATCCTTTTGAGGTTGCGAAGGAGCTGTATCAAAAAACTTTAGATAGGCTGGGTATCAGAGATGAGTAAATCGCAAAACCAAAGGATTTTAGAATATTTAAAATCCGGTAAAGTTCTCGATCCGATTAAATCTTGGGAAGAGTTTGGTAGTTATCGTCTATCAGCTCGCATCAATGATTTGAGAAATAAAAACATATCCATAGAAACGATAAGGAAGGTACACCCAATAACAGGATCTCGTTATGGGGTTTATAGGTTGAAAAATGAATAGACAAGAACTACTAACACTTGGCAACGACATTGATAAGATGATTTTTAAATATCATGAAGTTGGTCAAAAACACGCCACTAAGAATGCTGAAGCTTGGTTTAAAGAACAATCCATGAAAATTATCTTTAACGAAAAAAAGAAAGATTTGATTGGTGGTGGTCATAATGTATCTCAATCCGAGATACAAGCCTTAGCTTCTGAAGAATACCAGAAAGCTACACAGGAAACCAAGAAAGCCAAAGAAGAAGCAAACAGCTTGTCGATAGATATGAAAGCTATTGAATATAAGCTTATGGCTCAGTTCTCCTTAAACAAATTAGCAGTATCGGGGGGTAAATTGTATTAATGTCTAACGTATTACATACCATAACCGACGTTGCTAGTATCTTTGGAGTCTCTAAAAAGACCGTTTATTCAATATTAAACGACTTAAAAGAGGAATATCCACAAGAGGAGTTCTATGTTCGAGTACCTTTTCGCTTGAGATTTTCACAAGGTCATATAGACAAGATTATAGAATGCTTAAACTCAAAAAACGTCCGAGAAGTCCCTTCTGGCAAATCGAAGGAACAACCATTGGCGGACAACGCATTCGACAATCCACAAGTTGCAAAGGTAAAAAAGAAGCTGAAGTCGTCTTAAAAAGAATAGAAAATCTATATTATGAAAAGTTGGCTGGTAAAAAGAAACACCAGCCAACTCTGGAAGAGTCTTTAGAAGACTATATTGATATAAAACATCTGCATATTAACGTTATAACCCAGCTCCGGAAGGTTACTAAGAAATACGGACATACTTTCATAGACTCTATAAAGCCAACTTTCTCTGATCATATAAAGTCTAGTTTGTCTCCCGGGTTAAAAAATAGTTCTGTTAATAAGATTGTTAATTTAGTTCAAGCGTTAATTAATTTACAAATGGCGAAGCTCGGTTCACAACCGATTAAGTTAAATAAGTTTCCGGTAGAAGAGACTAAGATCTCTTGGCACAATGAAAAGGAATTTGAATTACTTTTAAAGAATGCGGGTAAGATAAAAACTCTAATATCTTTTTTATATTATACCGGGTGTCGTATCTCTGAAGCTATAGCTCTTGATTGGAAAGATATTGATTATGAAGAAAATCTGATCTCTGTCTTTATGACAAAAACAAAAAAATATAAATACATTTACATAAATCCAAAACTAAAAAAGCAACTAGGGAAACACCAAGGTAAAGGGAAAGTGTTTGTCTATAGCTCTCGTCATGGAATAAAAAGTTCTTGGAGAAAAATGGAAACGTTATCCGGGATAAAATCTAATCCTCATAAGTTTCGTCATACGTTTGCGACAAGAGTTTTAAAAAACTCTGATATAAAAACTTTGATGAGTTTAGGTGGCTGGAGTTCTGAGAAAATGGCTTTGCGTTATGCTAAAGTTGTTGATACAAGAAAAGCTTCAGTAATTAAAAATTTATGAGCTGGCGTAACTCAGTGGTAGAGTGCTATCTTGGTAAGATAGAAGTCGGAAGTTCAATTCTTCTCGTCAGCACCAGCATAGCTCCTCTGTTAAACTAACATACGAAAATTTAAAGATCTGTTTGTTATACTTTTCTAAGAAAGGAATTTATCATGGGTCAGATTTTTGAAACTTTAAAAAATCTTTTTTGTATGGAACCTACTACAGACAAAGCTCTGAAAGATTTTTGTCAGAACGAATACAAGGAAGATTGGTACTCCGCTTACATGACCTTCAAAGAAGAAGGTCGTTTCCCAAATCACATTAGAAGAACTCTTTAGTGTGTCAAAAGTGTGTCAATTTTTATTACACATAGCGTAACAGTTATAAAAAGTTATTGAGAAATAATGAGAAATAATGAAACGTTATGTGTCATAAAAAGGCACAATAATCGCTACTTTTCCCAAAAATCAAGGGTTTCACAGTCTTGGTAATAATGTGTAAGCCCTAATAAACAACGTTTTTTCTTACTGTTTGTGTACTTTTGTGTCAAAAAAAAGTGTTACTTTTTGTGAAAATTTGATACATTAAATCATAACCAAACAACGGAGAAAACAAATGAAAATATACGGCAAGTACCTAAATATATTTATACTACCTAGTGAAGTCAGTCATTCTTGGCTATGTGGTTTTAGAATTTTTAAGTTTAGTTATTTTAACACTTACAAATTCCCTAGATTTCTTTCAAGAAATTTAAATCGTATGAGTTTTATTATTTCTTATATTAAAACTTTTTTTAAATATTCATTTTTTTCATTTCCGATTTATGTAATGCGAACTGAATATGATTATGTGGATCACGCATCATCTAGTTACCCGCAAAAGTTTAATACCGGGTTTTCTTTTTGGTGGGCTTATCATGCAGAACGGATATTGGAACTGTTTTATTATCCGCATGAAATAGATAAAGGCTATTATCTTTATTTAGATTTTATAAGTCGTGAAGAATATTTAGATAGCGAAGTATCTAGTCGAGATTATGCGCTGGAAGCTTTTGAAGACGGACACCCTAGCACGATACGAAACGGGGGTTTTTAATGTTTGAGATAGCTTTAACTACCTTTGTTCATATTGGGGTAATCGGATTTAGTTTATATTTTGTAAAGATGATGTTCGATGATTGAAATAAAATTAATTAACAAAAAGTTAGCTAACGAGCTTGTTGCTCGTTGGCATAGACATAACGACCCCGTCCCAGAAATGCAAATATCATTCTGTTATGGTATCTGGGCTGACGCTCCGGGTTATAAATTAGTAGGGGTTGTTATTGTGGGGGAGCCTTGCGGAAGGTTTAATGGTAAGGATAGAAATTTAATTCTTGAGGTTAGAAGAGTTTGTTTCCGTCCAGACTTTGATCATAAGAAATTAAAAAGATATCAAGGTAGTAAACCAAATTCTGAAGAGGCTCCTACCCTACGGTTGATCCCAGCTGTTATTTATAATGGCTATCCTATTCAATACACAGCGACGACAAATTGGAACTTTCCAAGTTTCGTTCTAAAGTGTTCTGAATTTTACTGTAATTACCTATATAAAAACATAAAGAAGCTAGTTACTTATATTCAAGATGTCGAAAATGGTAGTTACATTATGGAAGCTGGGTATTCCCATGATAAGACTTTTACCAGAAGGGGTGTTAAGAAACGTCGTTTTATGAGAGAAGTCGCTTAGTTAGAGCCGGGTTAATTCCAAAGTAACCAAACAACGGAGAAAACCCGGCAATAAAACCTATAGTTTATTTATTTGATTTTTCAATTCTAAAAAGTATCTGATTTTTCATACGTTATCAGACATTTAAAATTGTGGCTAGTTAGTCTTTCTGACTTAATAGCTAAAGCTTGTTCGTCTAAATATGTTATTCTTTTTTCGCACTCTTCATAAGTGGGGTATTCTTCAGAATATGACAAACAAAAAGGATCGACATAGTTAGCTATCGCATAACTACAGATATAACCAACTAAAAAGAATGTTTTGATCATAGGAGATTTGTTTTCTTAATCCAACCTTTAGGGATAATCTGACAACGTCCCCGGTCTTTTTCTTTAGGATCTGCGTTTTTATCTGCGCAAATAGTTATAGACTCTTTTGTTTCTTTAACGACATACCCTAGACTTTTCATAATAGGCAGTTTTACTTTAAGAACGTCTTCAAGATCGTGCCAACCAGCACTCATCTCGTAAGCGTCAAACCACTCTATTTCTACTTTGTCTTCATCGGGCATTTCTAACAAGCCTTGCAATTCTTTTAGAGTATTTAGCTCTTGATCCTGTTCCCCCGGCTCTTCTTTTCTTACTTGTCGTAGCTGAATATTCTTTAGAAGAAAGTTTTTTAATTACGCTTTCTGGGAGATATCTTTCTCCTGTCTCTTTTGAAGGCTTTCCAGACTTGGTTCTCCATTTCTGTTTTGACCATTTCTTTAGACTCTTCTGAGATTTTTTAAGAGGCATTATTTATATCCCCCACCAGCTTTCTTATAAGCTACTGCTAGCATTTGCGCTTTGCGTCCGCTCCATTGTCCCGGCTTGCCACCCTTTGATCCAGCTTTTATTCTTTCAAATAATCTCTTTCTCATGGTTGGCTTAGTGTAATTGCCAGCTTCGTTGACTCTACTTTTTGTTTTTCTTTTTGGCATTTTTTAACTTTTGAAAATCAGCACCGGTAATTTTATCCCGAGGGGGACTTAATCTGGCTAGCTTTTTCTGCTTACTAGATAATTTTCTAGGCATTATTTCTTTTTCTTTTTTGTTTTTTTCTTACCCTTTTTCATCATAGGGTTCATTTTGCCGTTTACTTTTTTTGCTGTTTTTTTCATTCCACGCATCTGATTTATTCTCCTTTGTAAATTATGTCGGTGTTCGACTGTTTCTTTGTAGTATTCCGACTCCCAAAACTTGTAATAACCTATCTTTTTAAGTTTATCGGAAGCCTCTTCTAAATCTTGATATCTTTGTATCAAGACCATAGAAAACTCGTTATGTGATTGAAAACCCGAGTCATACAGGAAATCAATGTCATCATCTCCAGACCCCGGGTGAGAAGCCATGAGATAGCAGTCTTTAGGCATATAAACAAAATTAAGAGCTTCTACACTTGCTGATAATTCTTCAGCTGATAGTGAAAGATCAGAACAGCCTATAACTACAATTCTGTATTTAGTTCTTTTAAGTTTATTAGCCCACGAAACAACTAAAGGCATCAGCTCATCAGAGCTGTGAACTTCTTCAACTTTAAATGTATTTTGTAATCTACATTGTCTCGCATACGGGCAAGTAGGGAGATTACCTAAGTGTTTATTAGGTTTCTCAATTAAGGTCTTAGACCAATTTATAATATCCTGTGTTATGGTTGCTACCACGCTAACAGTTCCAAGCTCTCCTACTCCAATAGTTTGCACTAAGTTTGTTATTTGTATTTTTTATTCCGCCACTTCTAGCGCAATAACTCTTTTTAGCTTTAGGATTATTTTTCTTTATAGACATTCCTTTAGCTCCAAAGTTAATTTTCTTTACTCTTCCGGTACTAGGGTCTCGGACGAAAACCTTAAATTTTTTTATATCGCCTTGGGTTGGCTTATTGAGCGTTACTTTTTTTCCTTTATATGTAGCCATTATTTTTTCAGTAGTTTCATAGCTCCAGAAGCTCCCTTAATTCCAAATGAGGCGCAACACGAAATATATAATAAATTCGTATAATAGCTTGGGAGACTATGCAGTGCCTCAAAGCCTTTTTGTATATGTTCTGTCCACCCGGGAACGAAGACTGCCACCGCTGGAACCAATAGGCATATTAAAATTAGTTCGTCTTTCCAGCTCCCTTGCATTTGATCTACTGCGCTTTGCTCCCATTGTATTTTTCCGTTAGCGATGTCTTCTAATCTCTTCTTTTCAGCTTTTATCTCAGCTATTTTAGTTTCGCTTTTTAACTTTTTTGTCTGGACGAAGCCTTTGATTGTTTCCCCGGCAACACCTATCAAGGGTTTTAATAACATTCCCCACATTATGCGTACCTCATTCTTTCAGATAGAGCGATACATCTATTTGGTGTTTGAACATACCACCTAGAGTCTTTCATTTGATTGCTGGCTTCTTCCATATTGCTTTCTTGTAGAGCTTTGATCATCATTTTAAATTTAGAGACACCCGCAAAACCAAGCTGGAAGATCATCTCGCATAAAATTGACATCATTTCTTCATTCTCTGGTAAGTTATGAGTATCACAGAGCTGTTCCATTTGACTCCAAGCGTTATCAAAGTCTTTGTTAAATAATTCTTCCCAGCCTTCTTTAGTAGTGGGAACCTCTTCACCGGTTAATATTTTGTGTCCCCAGCCTCCTGTGAGAAATCCTTCGGTACATCGGTACGGCTCCAGCCTATAGCCTTCATGTTCCTGTACGGATAATTTTGTTTTGTCTTTAATATTCATTTATTCACTCGCTATTTCCCCGGCTATACCTATATAACCAGAAGCGTCCACATAGTCGTCCGGGTTGACTTTGCCTAGCTTTGTTCTGGCTATCTTTAAAAGTGTCATCATGATTGCTACTTCATGAGCTGTAAATTCAACGCCTTTGTAGGCTGACCACAGCTTTGCAATATTGATGTGATTTTGTGTTATGTCTCCGTGTTGATCGTTACGGTCGTTGTTTACTAGCTGTGAAGCTAGACTTAAAATATCGTTGTTTTTCATACTTTGCCTGTCCAGCGACCTCTACTATCTAAAGGCATTGTATGAATACAGGGCTGACAAAAACCTACATATCCGATACTCGCTACAGAGATAATGGGTCTCTTAATAAAATTTTTTGAATAGCGAAAATTCTCTGCTTTTGGATTGATACTAGACCCAACGCACATAGCAAAATTTAGAGAAGTAGGCGAACTCCAATTAGTTAATTCGCTTTTAGTGTGTTGATGACCAACAACGAGCGAACAACCTAACTCTTTAGAACTTTGAACAACACTTGCTTTAAAATGATGTGTAAAAAAAACATTGTTTCCGTTCTTGAGCTTAACTATTAACTTATCATGCCATTTCCATTTAGCTCTGATCTCAAACATTTTATTAAGATCTTTTAAAAAGCTTCGGGGAATACCAAAACTTTCTGCTTTTCTAATAACCCGGATATCATGATTGCCGTAAAGGATATCCATTTTAGGAAATAGTTTTTCTAGTTTCCTAATTTGTACCTTTGCTTTTTCTACTTCAGTAGTAGGGTTATCTGTTTCACCACTAACGGAATGAAAAGTTACACTCGAGAAATCAACAAGATCTCCGATATGAATTATCTTATCCCATTTAGTTAAAGCTTTGATCTTTTTAATATATGACCAATAGTCTAAATGCTGTGCCGGGAAGTGGGTATCACTTAAAATGAGTATTTTCACTTTATAATTATTTTATGTAAAAAAAATTTTTATCTAAATTCGTTTGTTACTCTTGGAAACAAGAAGTTATAAAACGTTATTAAAAGATAAAGTCTTTTACTAAAATGACGAGGTGGGTTAAAAGTAAGAAACCGACCGACCATAAAACTTTGTTGATACGGCTTAGGTCGTTCTGAATATGGGCGAGGTGGTTATTCATAATTAATTGGATATCTTTTTTGATCAATGCCACCTCTTTATCGAGACGATTTATTTTCTCTGCTTGGGAAGTCATTTAGGTACTCCCGCAGTATCTAGTTGAACTTCTACTTGTTTATCAAATGACTGAAGCAATTCTCTATCTTTAGCTGATTTTTCTTGGAACTCCGCTAGTTCCTTTTGATTTTTAACTACGTCTTCGATTGTCATGGTCATCATTTGTTTTCTCAGCTCAGCATTTCTTTCATGAGCTAGTTCTAATCTCTCTAGTAAAAACTTATTATGTGTTCTTAATTCTCTGGTTTCTTTTTTTAGTTGTCTTAGTTGCTTCTCTACTTCTTTGATTGTTGCCATTATTTTACTCCCGCTAGCGGATTTGCTAGAGCTTTGTTGATTTTAAGTTCTAATTCCCCCTCGAGATCTTTGATTGATTGTTCAAACAATCGAAGCTCGTCTCTAGTATTGTTCTTGATTGAGTTTACAACTGACTCCGTATGCCGGCTGTCTTGCTGAAGTGTGCGGACGTCTTTTTTAAGATCGTCTTTAAGTTCACGGGCAGTCATCGCTATAAGCTCAATTTCTTGTAAGATCATTGATAGTTCGCTAGATAATGTTTCCATTTTCTGTTCTATCAACTCTAAGCGTTTATCGGTCTCTGCTTTGTTTAAGGCTATCTGTTTATCAAAACCAGAAAGATCTGGTTCTACATATTCATTCTGTATAAAATTTTTAAAATCGGTGTAATCTTTATAGGCTACAAAAACTCCATACAATGCACCAACAAAAGTAGCTAGAGCTGTAATAATTGCAAAAATTTTTCCGCCCTTGAATTTAAATCCCCCGGGTAATTCTAATTCTGCCATTGACTGTCCACCATTTCATTAATTTGTATGTAATCCATGTATTCTAATAAATCTGTATTGTTGCTTTGCTCGATGTCTTGAGGTTCATAAAAAGTTAAATCAGTGTAAAACTCTCGGTCAACAATATTCGCCCGGGTTAAATCAGCCAAAGTAATATCTGATAAAACTAACATCAGAGCTACTTGAGTAGCTTGACCTTCACTTGAGGTCTTATCAACGTTAGCCATTAGTTTTTCTGCAACCTTTTCTTTTATTTCTGACTCTCGTTCTTCTTGAGCTTCTTCCGGTTGTAACTCTTCTTGTTCTTCACTATCCTCATTTTCCATAGTGGACTCTTCAGTAGTCTCGCTATCGGATTGGACTTCTTCGATTTCTTCGGGTTCCTCATTAGAGATCTCTTCTAATTCTGGCATCTCTTCTAAGATCTGCTCTTCAATTTCTGTCTGGATCTCGTTCTGAATTTCTTCTATTTCAGGCGAAACAGGAGCTACTTCTACTACTTCAACTGTTTGAGGGGGAAGTTCAATTTCAAAAGAAATATCCTCAAAGTAATAGTCTTCAATTACGACATCGACAAACATATCGTCGGTCGCTATGTCTTCAACCATATCTAAGATAATTTCTGTAATTATCTCGACGGTATTGTATTGAATAGATAAGTGCGGATCTGAAATTATTCCGCCATAGAAACTTGGTGAGGTATATCCAGCATCAACTGACCAGATATCCATTTGAAATAAAACATCAGCGTAATTATTCTCCCCTATTTTTTGTAGATAAGAATAATCTTGAACACCCGAATAATCCATTTCAACGGTATGTTCATAAGTGTTTATAATATCACCGTCTTTTTTGGTTAGGTGTAGTTTGATTGTAAAGTAATCTTTACAGTCATAGTTTGTATTAGCACAAGAAGGCACAGTTGTATTAGAGATATGACTTTCGATACTAGCTCCGTATGTAAACTCTACTCCTTGATTTATTTCTTCTTGAGAGAGTCCTTGATCTAGTAAGCTATATTGCTCTGATAGTATTCCGCCACCAAGTCCAATCGCACCGCCTTGGTCAGAATGCCCGGTACAAACCTCTCCTTCTTCTAATTGACCAGAATAATTACATTGAGTCGTTGAAGCTCTGTCGTAAAGATCCCATTGATCTGCCGGGTCTAAGATGTTTCCTGTATCTAATTCTTCTGCTTTAGAATAACAGGAGACCAGAAGTAAGAAGGAAAAGACCTTTAAAAAGTGCCACATTTTGTTTATCTGAAAATTGTTTTGGTTGTTCTTCAATTTTTATCTTTGCAAAAACTTTTGATCCTTCGGGAACTAAATGTCTGTTTTCTGGAAGTAACCAGAGATCACGGGCTTTTGTTCCAATCTCACCGTCAATAGGCGGATAAACGGCACTGAGCCAAAGACTGTCAAAGATTTCTGGGTCTTGAGCAAGAATACTGACAGCCGGGACGCTGAGTCCTAGAGCCTTTAATTGACGACTTATTTTTATTAAACGACAAGTTTCGTCTTCTATCGTTATGCCACTTGAAACTCCTATAACAGAAGAGGTTACACTTCCAGAGATGCCCGTCCGGCATATATCACTATTGACTATGCTGATACTAGGACTGATTGCACTAGGGGGAGCTTTATCTACTGTGTTTGAACTTACAGTATTCGAGGAAACAGTATTTGTATTAGCATGAGCTTCTGTGCAAAGTATCATGGTGAATAAAAACACCACTGCCAAAGATGTAAAAAATGTTAGGTGGTCTTTAGCCATTACCTACAAACACATTCACCGTTACAAAATTCGCACATTATGGTTTCTCTGGGTACTCAATATTTAAAGGGTCAGATTGTGTTTCTGGAATATCTCTTAGTTCTTGTCTATATGTTCTCATAGCATCAGTCATCGTTACATCAGAGTTAGCTGTCCAATCTGTTTCTGCAAGTAGTTGATTTCTTCTTTCTCTTACTTGCTCCCACCTTTCATCGTCAGAAATTACAGTTATTCTATGACTGTTATCATAAGAACTACCATTCCATGTATCGCCTAGTTCTCCTGTATGGTCAGTTGCTAATACTTGACCTTCTTTAATTAAAAAAGACGGAACATTATTTCTATCTAAAACTTCATACATAGCCTCTACTACATTAGTAGAAGCATTTAAAATACATACTTTATAAGTTGTTTCCATTTTATGCGTACTCCATAATAACTACATAACCAGAACCACCAGAGCCTCCAGAGCCACCAGCTTGATAGTTTTGTCTTGCCATAGCGCCTTGACCACCACAGCCAATAGCACCACTAGCACCACTTACCTCTACATTACCACTACTGCCATAAGCGGTATTTGTGCTACCTCTAGTAAACATTGAATCACCGCCCATCATACCGGTAACTCCCGCTGTATTACCTTGACTTGACCTTGAATAAGAAGATCCAGCTGAATGATTGCTTATTACATAGGCTGGCATTCCATTCTGATTTATTTGTCCATTACTTGCAGAACCACCAACACCACCTCTACCCCAATATTGATTAGTAGAACCATATCCGCCGGTACCACCATATCCTATTAGGGTTGTGCCTGTTCCAGCGGGGTCAAAAGTAGTACCATTACCATTAGAGCCGTCTCTTGGGTCGTAATGTGATGCACCACCAGAACCACCAGAACCTATAGAAACAGAAGCATTAGCACCTAGTTCGGTAGCATTATAAGTACGAATAGCCATGCCACCCGCACCGCCACCGCCACCAACTGACGCTTCGTTATTACCACCAGAGGTGTTTCCACCGCCACCGCCTCCACCAATACAATAGACAGTAACGAACTTAGTTCCAGAAGTCGGAGTATAAGTTCCAGAAGAAGTAACCACTACTATTTCAACATCAGAAACACCGCCAGATAGATTGGTCAATGCAGATCCGTCTCCACTAAAAGCAGTAGCAGTTAAAGTTCCTGTAAGAGTACCACCCGCAGAGGTAGTTTCGAATTTCTTAACATTGTTGTGATAAAGTTCACAAGCACCGTCTTCAACAAACTTTGCAATAAATTTTGAATTGCTTTCATCTTTTATTTGAACAGCATTGTTGCCTAGTAAAAACAAACCACCGGTATCATTTTTCATGTAACTGTCGTTTCCGTCATGGTAAATCTCTAGGTCATTTCCTGTACCAAGTTTTATCTTATCGCTATCAGCCATAAGAATGTCATTACCATTAGAAGCTAAATCCCCACCTAACTGTGGCGTACTATCATTAGATAAATCTGTAGAAATAGTTGCAGAACCGCCCAAAGAAGTTGCACTACCATTAATGGTAATAGCTGAATTGCTTAAAGCAGAGTTAGGAATATTGCTTAAAGTGTTATTTGAAGCATTAATAGTTTTATTGGTTAATGTTTGGGTTGATCCATTCTGTGTTACATTTGATGACAACCTAGCATCTGGCAAAGTGCCAGAAGTTAATGCACTAGCATTATCACTAGCGGGTACGTTGTCTAACGCACCAGATTTGACATCACCATTAGCATCTAATAAATCGGATAGGTTTCTTGTTTTACTCATTATTCATTTTCCTTTTTTATATCTGATTTAATTTTTGCAATAGCATCTTTCCAAGTGGTAGTGCCATTAACATTATCCCAATACATCATATCAAGTTGATCTACGACTGAAGGGTAGGCTATAGACCTTTTGTACTGATAAGTTTCTTTATAAGCATTAAAGTCGTCTATATCTTTTTGTTTTTGAGTATCGTATTCAGTTTTTTGTTGATTATGTTTATCTATAATTGACTGATAAGAACTTATATCTGTTATTTCTTTATTAACTTTTTCATCATTATATTCGATATGACCTTTAGAAAGTTCAGTATCAAACTGTATTGCATGAATATCAGATCCTACTGAAGATAAATCTATATTGTCAAAACCAAAACTATCTATGGTAACTACATTATCTGTTTTAAGTATTGTTATTTTCATAATTTCTCTCTCTATGTCTTCATAATAAATATTAATGTGTAATAAGGTGGCTCAACGGAGTGCGTGTGAGAACCACCACCGCCTGTGTTTTGAACAGGATTAGGTGAGCTTACTGTGTTGGTTGTAGATTGTATCGTAGCCCAAGTGCTATTTGTTGCTCCTGTGTTTGCGTTATTACCATTCAAATTGTGTTTGTGAGAAGGTATTTGACTTGTGGATAGAGTGGTTGCGCCAGAAGTAGTGCTACCGCCTGTAGTACCCGCAGTGCCAGAAGCCTTAATAAATTTGTCTGTTAAATTTGGCGTTGAATTATTGCCGTCGCAGATAACCCAACCACTTGGAATAGCATTTGAAGCACCAGACCACATAGCAATAACACCACTTGGTACACCCGGAATATTGGTTAAGTTAGCACCCGATACCGCAGGAAGTGTTGCAGGAAATCTAGCATCTGGAATAGTTCCACTAGCTAAGTCAGAGGCATCTAAATTAGTAAGATTAGTTCCGCTTATAGCTGGTAAGGTTGCTGGAAATCTAGCATCTGGAATTGTACCAGAAGTTAAATTACTTGCGTTTAAGTTAGCTAAATCGACATCAGCAAACTCTAACTGACCAATAGCAGTTGATCCACTTCCACTAATACTCTTAACCTTCATAAACTTATCTTGAGCTATTTGGTTATCGGGTAATTTTAATGTGTATGATTGACTAGCACTATGAGGTGGTGAAGCAACTTTAACACCATGACTGTTTTGCGAACAATTAAGAGTTATAAATCCGTCAGCACTTGAGCCGTCTCCTTTTGCTGTAAGAGCAGAAGCGTTGATAGTCTTATCTGATATTGTAGAAGGTAGTCTTGCGTTATTGACTGTACCACTATCAAGATTACTTGCGTTAAGTGAAGAAACTGAGAATGTTCCAAAAGCTACCGCTTCGATGACATCATTAACATCACAACTATTAGCAAAAACAATACTACTACCACTTGTAACAGTAACGTCAGTACCATTAATCATTCTGATACCGTTTTTATAAACATCTATAAATCCAGCGTCGTAGCTTAAAGTTTCGCCATTTGCATCAGCACCAGAGAAAGTTGTTTGGTTTGCTGTGGCTATATATTTAAATCTGTCGGAAGTACCATTGACAGAAGAACCAGCACTTTGCCAACCACTAGATCCATAGACTTTGAGAATATTCGACGAGGTATCGAAATAGAGATCTCCGGAGTCTAACGATGTAGTTGGAGCTGAACTTGCTACTCGATATCTTTCACCAAATGAGTTTACTCCGCTGATATTAGTAGCCACTGTATTAACATTTGTTAATCCACCAGCAACGCTATTGATATTTGTTATTGAGTCAGAGCAGTTGCTCATAGCTGTAACGTTTGCAGACGTACCTAATAGGTTCATGTCTGCTATAGCATCAGTAGTTCCAAGTCTTGCAATTTCAGTAGCAACACCGGCAAGAGATGATGTAGAGGTTGCGGGAGCTATCTCTCTATGAAAGGTATATGTATTTAAAGTTGTTGTTGTTTCAACAAGAATACCAAATCCAGAACCTAAAGTTTGACTTGCAGATAAACCATTTAAAGTAACAGTGGAATTACCTACTGTACCATTTGATATTGTGATAACTCCAGATCCATTAGCTGTTAGAGCTTGTGATAATGCTTTGATACTAACAATAGTTCCAGCACCATTATTGACATCTGGGTTAGCATTCGGAAAACTTGTTTCATTCGCAATAGGAACAAATCCCCCAACGTCGTCAACTAGATCTATAACTCTAGCATCAATCGCAGAAGTTGTAGCAATAAAGCTATCGCTTGAAGACCAAGTTACGCCAGAGGTTATTGTTTCAGAGCTATCCTGTCTGAAATATCTGCTATCACTTGCAGAGGTTGTAAAGAATGTACTGTCGTCAACTGAATGACTAGACGCTTCAGAGTTTGTTACGATGACTCCGTCAGCAATTTTATCAATAGTTACGGCATCATTATTTATTTTTGCTGTAGTAATTTGACTATCACTAATTTTATCTGTCGTAATACTTCCAGCAAGCTGAGCATTTGAAATTGTTCCTGTTAAGGAGCTAGTCGCAATATTTGATAGAGTATTGGCAGAACCAGATATTGTTTTATTTGTTAAAGTGTCTGTAGTCGCCTTACCTACCAAAGTATCTGTAGAAGTTGGCAAACTTAATGTTCCTGTGTTGCTAATCTGATTGATAACAGGAGTAGCTAAAGTTTTATTGTTTAGGGTATCAGTAGTTGATCTGCCTATAAGTGTGTCAGTAGAGGTAGGAAGTGTAACTGTTCCAGAGTTGCTAATAGAAGAAATGACAGGGGTTGTAAGAGTTTTGTTAGTTAAGGTCTCTGTCCCGGCAAGAGTTGCAAAACTGTTATCTGAAAGAGCTGTATTAAACTGTGCGGTAGTTCCGCTCAAGGTATTGTTTGCTAAATTAAAAGTTTTGTTAGTTACAGTTGTACTTCCACTATCAACGTAAGCTTTAACTGATTGTTGAGAAGGAGATAAGATAGCAGAGTTAGAAGACATATTATCTTCATCAATAACAGGATTTGCCGGGTTAACATAAGTTGAGCCAACGTAAACATCAACGGTAGAGTCTGAACTTGAAATAGTCCCGGAGTCAAAAGTAAAAGTTAAAGTTGTATTAGGTGAAGAGAAAGCGCTTGTAGCAATCTTTCCAAAGATTGTACCGGTGTTTGATCCTACTATTTTTACACGACGTCCTACATGGTGAGAGCTAGTAATATCTGAAGCGACTGTAACCGACGTCCCCGACGCATAAGTAAAAGTGGTACTCCCGTCTGCATCTCCTAAGATAAACCATTCCTTATCATTCCAGCTATCTCTTGAGTCTTTAACAAGCTCCCTTACTAGGTTATTAAGCTGGCTGGGAGCCATTCCTTCAGCACTTGATACTCCATTGACAGAAGTATTATTGCTAGCGGTTGTGCTATAATTTTTTGTTGCCATTATTGATATTCCTTTAAGTTAATTAGTTCTTGTTGTTGGTTTTGTTCTTTTTCTTTTGTCTTTGTATCTACTTCTGCAAATTCTCTACTAGCATCGTTAAGAATGTCTAAAACTGTATTTGCATATTTCTTTTTATTGCTACCTAGGTTGCTCATTTTTTCTATTGCATTAGGGCTAAAAAACATTTCAGCTAATTCTTCAGCTCTCATGTCTCCAACTTTGGTTCTTATTTTCTGAAAAATACCTAAGTTAGCTGGGTCTAAATCAAAAATTCCTAGATTCTCAAGTGATTTTTGAAACTGAGTTCTTGTCATAGTTTGACTACCAGCTCCGGGCAAATTCGCAGACGCTTCAAATACTTGCATTAGGTCTTCAAATCCTTTGATAGCTTTTTCTGGGTCTTTGCCTTGAGATATAGCTACTCCTTTAATCATCTGTAAAGTTAGAGGCTTTTGACCTTTGCCCATATACATTTCAAAAATGTTTTTACCTACCATGTCTGAGGGGGTAGCTTTTATTATAGAGTTGATTTTTTTATTCATAACCAACCCGGCTAACTCTGGAAATAAGTTTTTATCTATTTTATTAAGTTCTTTGTTAAGTCTTATAATGTTTATCGGGTCAACGTTCTTTGGATCAAAGAGTACATTTTCTAATAAAGTAAAAGTAGGATTAACTTTATTTAAATCTTTACCACCTAAACTTAAAGTATCTAATCTACCAGAAAGAGCATTATTGGCTCTTTTTGTAAACTCAGACGCTCTAGCAAAATATTCGTTACTGTCTAAGATTCCTTTGATATTCTTAGCTTCACTTTTAAAAATCATTTGAGCTGTAGG